TAGCTCCTTGCGCTACAGCTCCCGCCGCTAAAGCTTTACCATCCATGCCGTAAACAGGATACGTTGAACTAGTTATTGCTGGACTAGTAGATGATAAAACCAACGTTACAGCTCCTGTATTAGCTCCTGCCGCAAATAATCTATAAGCTACACCAGCTTTCGGTTTAATACCATCCCAAATAATGAGGTTGGACGTACAAGTCCATGCGTTAACAGCATTAGTAGAACCTATATATCTAGTGTGCCCTGGATCATCTTTGATATGGGTATCGAGCTTCGTATCAATTCGCTTCATTTCTGTATCAATCTTATCTAGATTGGCATTAACAGTATTTACATTATAAAATTCGTCTTCATTGTCCTTTGTAAACCCATAATTGGCTGTTTCAGTAGGCATTACGGTAACACTTCCTCTCTAAGTTGTTTATGTGTATAGGCAGCCAGTTGAGCGTGTGTAAAGCGCGCTAGAGTGCTGTGTTGGTTGTATCTGACTTCTACATACAGCAACATATTTTGAGGCGTCACCCTTTCAAGTAAAACCTCAACAATTTCAAACTGGCGAGACACTGTTATCTCTAACTTTACTCGGACCCACTTTTCAGATGTACTTCGAGTAAGCTCATATTTCCCCTCTCCTAGCAAGCTATCAAGTAGCTGTTTAAGGACAGGATAACTATATGGCGCTTGCTCTTGATACCTTGATAGAATGCGGAAACGACGTGT